TCTTTGTCTCCAATTTGACTGGTGAAATGTATTTGAAGATATGCGAAAGGCAAGAATCAAGTTGCTTTTGACGAGGCTCAATGTAGGAAGTTTGAAAGGTCTCATAAGCCTCAACCAGTTCGCTTCTTCCACCCAACTGACCTTCGGTCTTTACTCCGAACAACATCGGAGAGGTTACCTTGTGTCCGACAAAAATCTCCTCTTGTACTTGTCGGTTCAGTTCAACAAACAACTTGTCAAAATCTGACGGAGCAAGGTTGTTGATGACCGATGGGTTCTCATTAGGTTCGTTGTATTGGATTATTACAGACCCAGCGTTGTCCGTGCCTTGGAAGTTGTCTTTGAATCGCTTGGCGGTCTTACGAGCCTCCTCTGGGGTTGGTATGCCCTTGAAGAGTTGGATAAGGGTCTGAGCAGAGAAACCAGATTTGATTGAGTTCAAATGGAAGTTTGCAATCTCGGTGTCAATCTCAATATACTTCAAAGCACCCACATAATCGGGTAGAGGATAAAGGTCTTGACCGGCTCTGTAGAACTTGAAGTAGTAGAGTTGCTTGTTCTCTCTTGTGGTTGGATTCCACTTAGGATAGTAGGTCAACTCAGGACGATGAGAATCCCAGTTATCGGAGTAGACAAAATCCATCTCCAACCCTTTACGAACATTTTGGAAAGGCAGGTGATAAATCTCAGCAATTGAGGTCTTGGCTTTGTTCCAGATTATCTCCAAAGCAAAGCCGTTGAACAACTCGCAATCTTGAGCAATCTTGGTCTTGAGGGATTCAAAGTCCTCGTAAGCGTTTATAGAGTTAAGATAGTCCTGCGCTCTGGCAATGTCCTCGGTATTTGCTCCGATGATTTCGGTTTTGTCCCCTGACAGATACGCTGCTTTTTGGGTTACGATTGCAGAGTGCTTTGGGGATTTGTTGAAAAGGTCTATCAACTCAAATGGGTACTTGTTATTTTCCCCAAAGGTGACGAAGCCTTTGCTCTTGTTCTCCTTAAATTTCGGGAGAGCAGATTCCACAAAACTGACTCTTTGAAAATGGCCTTCCATCACCTACAAATAGCGGTTAGTCCTTTTTGGAAAATTTCTCCACCGAAGTGAAGCCCAGACAAAGGATAGTCACCCATTCAACCGCCTGAACAAGTTCAGCAGAAGGAGCAACCTCTATCGTAGAAAAAGAGTTGGCTAACATAGTCCCGAACAGAACCAAAGCACCCAACACCCCAACCACTCTCTTGGAAGAAACCTCATTGCCATCGCTGACAATCTTCTTCAGAAATTCAATTAGTTTTTTCATTCAGTTTTTGCATATTATTGACTCGGATTGAGTCGGCTCGTTGTTCCTCTTTCAACTCATCCATTGATTCGGGAACTGGGACGGAGTAAACTTCACAGACCATCTCAAGCAATTCTACCTTCTTAGCCATTTGCTCGGCTTTTAAGACAGTTTCTTGTACTTGTTGTACTTTCTCCTCAGTCATCTGTTTTGCTTCATCTATAGAGGCTCTGGTGACTTCAATGGTTTGTTGAGCGTGGTCAATCACCAAGTCATATTTTTTGTATGGGTCTGAGTTATCCAGACGAGGTGTTGCTGTGACGGCCAACAAAGAGGCTAAGAGAAAGTATTTCATTTGATGACTCCGATTTTTTTGTATGTGTTGAGTTCAGAACGCAGGGATGCAGAGAGTGAATCTTGAGTTTTGAGCATCTTCGCCATTTGGTCTAACTTCGTTTCACAACGAGTGAGCCTTTCTTCGCAACCCGTGTTGACTTGCTTATCTTGATTCTCCATTCGGAGGTAAAGAAAAACAACCGCAAAAAGCATCAGATAGGTGACGGCCTTGCTTGGGTCTTTGCTGAACTCGGAAAAACTAACTGGAAGTTTCATATTTGGAATTAGCAAATCAGCGACCTTGTCCCCGATATTTTTTCTGCGGTGGATTGTTTTTTGAATGCACCCCTTTTCTGCTCACTTTCTTGCGTGGGCGGTATTTAGAAACGGAGATGGATTTAGCCTTAGCCATAGGGGAAAGGTTCGGGTGTTGGTTTTGGTTCGTAGGGTATCAAGGGCAAGTCCTTCACCCATTGGGTTTCGGGGTTGCTCGTATTGGCTATCTCCTCAACGCTTATCACCCAATCATCGTTCAAATCTTGTATGGGATTGTAAAACGAATCGGGAGCATAAGCCACGCCAGTCAAACTATCTTTTTGCTCAATGGTCAGCAATCCTACAAGGGTGCTGATGTCTGTTTCTTGTGGGTCGTTGTAGGTTATCATACTTGGCGAGATAGTGAGGTTTGAAACGCTTGTACTGCGGTGTAAAAGTTAGTCACTTCGGCATCAGTCAAGCCGTCACCTATTGATGAAAAGGCAAATTCTCCAACGCCATATTCAGGTACTCCGTTCAAATTCCCTGCACCTATATATGTGTTTCTTGTTGTTTTGGCCGATGTACTAACACTACGAGTAGTCCAAGTTGACGCATTCCTAAAAGTTTTCCAACTTGTTGATACTACACGAGAGGCAACCCAATGGCCACTTGAGTCACTTGTGCCTATTGGCGTTCCTGAGTTGCTAAACATCCTTGATACTTCTGAATTGTTTGAAGAATATCTTGGGTACATATACAAAGCGTTCGCCAATGATGCATCTGAAGAGCCAATAATACCAGCCATTTTTGCATTGTTCCTACTATATGTTGAAATATGAACGCTATTTAGAGACAATTCATTATTTGGGTTTAATCTCGTATCCGCATACCCATTCGTCCCGTTAGGCGTTGCTCCCGTACTTGAATGCGTCCACCCTCCGTTAAAGACCAAGCGAAAGGCAGCGTCTAAGTCACGGGGGTCTTTTAGATTGTATTTGTGCGTTGAAGCCGTACCTCCAACAAAGGGATAAATTGCCTTCATCTTTGACCATATCCCGTCAGCCTTTAAGTCAACCACCAAGGTATTGATGGCCGCTTGTTGCGTTGCGTCAGTAATACCCGCAGCCGTTATAAAAGCCTGAGCATCGGGGTCAACTGCACTCCAAACCTCCGTACTTCCAATGTAAACTTTATTTATAGCCGTTGAGCCAATATAGGCCGCAGATATATCGCTGCTCCCGATTTTCATTTATACAATGAAGTAAATGGTAGTAGATGAAGGTGTCAAGGCATCGTACTCGGCCTGAGTTACACAAGCCAGAGCATTGATGTCGTAAGTCGTGCCATCAAACTTGGCCAACTTGCCGTCTACCTGTGTTTGAATAGCAGAAGTCACACCGCTAACATATCCCAACTCGGTAGAGGTAACAGAGGAAACCGCAACCTTTCCAGAACCGTCAGAAACCAAAGCCTTTGAAGCCGTTAGGTCGCTGCTCGTTATTGTGGTGGCTGCTCCCGTTATTGTGGCTTGTTTAGCGTTGATTTGTGTCTGAGCATCAGAAGTCAAGCCGCCTATGTATTGAAACTCCGCATTGCTTACCGTGCCGTCTGCAATTTTGGCGGCATCTATTCCCGTTGGCAAATCTCCAGCAGCAAGGTCAGCCCCAGCAGTTACCAAGCCTTTTGCATCGTATGTAATTTTGGTTTTTGTCGCTCCTGTGATAGCAGCGTTTTCGTCCACTTTCCCGTCCAAAGCCGTCTGCAAGTCCGTTTGGCTTGACAAAGTGCCAGTAATTCCACCCCAAGCGGCTGAGGCTGAGATAGTAATATCACCAGAACCAAGAAGAGAAGTTGAATTGACGGTCTTGATATTCGTGCCTGAGACGAGAGTTGCTTGTTTGCCGTCTATCTGGGTTTGAATGGCAGAAGTCACTCCGTTCAAATATCCAAACTCTGTATTGCTGACATTTGCATCAATGTCAGTCGCTGCGATAGTTACATCGCCAGTTCTTCCAGCAACGCTTTGAACCGGTGCTTGGGCTTTGATTTGAGTGATTGTGATTTTCTTTGTGGTTGCAACCGAGGTGTCAACGATGGGGAGAACATCCCCAGCAGCAACATCAACTATTGCGTCAAGTGCTGAAATCTTTTTATCTGCCATTATAGTACAATTTTTGAATCATCTTCTTGAAGCAAGAAATCGCCATTCTCCAAAAGAAGGTAGGCGATGACCTCTGGTGCTTCAATTTCATAAATTTTCTCATTGAGAGTGACGGTGTATTGAGGTGCAGCAGCAGGAGTAAAGTCAACTTTTAGAAGACCTTCTTCCACCAATTCATCTGCCAAATCTGGGTCGGTGTTTGAGTTTGATGTTTGGGCATAAACCTTATACATAAACTCTCCAGCATCAAGCGTGAATGTGCTTCCCTCAGTTACTGCAAATTTGTTGTATCTCTCGGTGTAAGAACTTGAATCTGTCAAAAGGACATTTGTAGTCACATTTGTCAAACGATGTGTAAACGAGAACAAAAAATACACGGGAGAGATTGTGACCTTCTCCGTGAGGGTTAAAATCCAGTCCTTGTTTTCGGCCTTGTCAATCTGCAACATCACTAACAAATAGCAAAGTCAGAAAATTGGCAAAAAGAAAGGGAGGCCGAAGCCTCCCCATCTAAACACTATGAAAACCAGAAATCAAATGCCCAATGAAGTGGCAACTGATGCTTGGACTTTGTAAGGTGCTTCGCTTTCAATGGCTGAGAG